ATGCATTGCATGGCGCACACTTCCATACAAAACAAGGAATGCAATCAAATAAACTCACCATGAAGTATGATGGTTCTCCATCAATCGTTTATGGTCATCATCCTGAGACTGGTAAATTCTTTGTTGCTTCTAAATCTGCATTTAATAAAAATCCAAAATTAAATTACACTCCAGAAGATGTAGAAAAGAATCATGGCCACGCTCCTGGTCTGGTAGAAAAATTAAAAGCTGGTCTTGAACATCTACCAAAGATTGCACCAAAGGAAGGTGTTTATCAGGGTGATGTGATGTTCACAAAACCAGATATTAAAAAGAACAAAGATGGTTCTGCTTCCTTCACACCAAACACTATCACTTATACTGCTAAAGGTGATAAAGCAGAATCTATCAAGAAAGCAAAATTTGGTGTTGTCACTCATACAAGATATACTGGAACAACTCTCGGCAACATGAAAGCATCTGGTGATGTTAATGAGAGTGATTTTGGTAATCACGCAGACGTTTATCATCACACTGCTTCTTATGATGCAAGTGGCGCTCATTATGGTGACCAATCTCAGAAAAGAGTTTTGTCTGAGTTATCAAAAGCCAAAACAATTCATGAAGCAGAGGGTGACAAGATGTATAAATCTATTCACCCACAACATGCTGGTGAAGCTGGGCATTTAAGTACATATATAAACCAAACTGTTCGTGATGGTTCTACACCATCAGCTGCTGGTTTGCAGCAACATATTGCTGGTAAGTATGAGAAGATCGTCAGCAAACTTAAAACAGAAAAATCTCAAAACGCAAAACTTGATGAACTAAAAGGACATTTAGAGCACATCAAGAAAAACGAATCAGCTTATACTAATCTATTAAAGATGCATGGACATCTTGCTAATGCAAAGAACGAATTAGTTAAGAGTTTAGAATCTAACGAAGGTTCTTATGCCCACGCTATTGGTGGTGTTGCTTCTAAACCAGAAGGATTTGTTTACAATCATACACATAAAGGTGTAACAGAACCAACTAAACTGGTTAATCGTGCAGAGTTCGCTAGACAGAATCTACTAAAGAGTCGTGTTCCTGCAAAAGAAGAGGCAGACAAACACCACGTTATCGCATTTGGTCGTATGAATCCTCCAACTGCTGGTCATGAGCAAGTCGTCAAACAATTAAAAGATACAGCAAAAGAAGTTAAGGGTGATCATACTCTTATCCTTTCACACTCTCATGATACTAAAGATGGTAAGAATCCATTAAGCCCAGAGCAGAAATTAAAACATGCACGTAATGCATTTCCTGGAACAAACATTGAAGTTGCTTCCAAAGATAAACCAACACTGCTCCACCACGCTGTCGATCTATACAACAAAGGTGTGACACATCTACATTTTACTGGTGGTTCAGATCGTGCTGGTATGGCTGAAATGCTTAAGAAATATAATGGACAGAAATCTGCTCATGGCTATTACAATTTTAAAGATATTCAGTTCCATTCTTCTGGTGAACGTGAAGAAGGTGCTAAAGGAGTGACTGGTATTTCTGGAACTAAATTAAGAGAGTTAGCATCATCTGGTAAGAAAAAAGAATTCCATTCAAACTTATCATCACAGATGAAACCAGAACACAAAGATGAATTGTATAATGACTTAAGAAAGGCAATGAAGAAATGAAAAAACTACTCGTTGTAGTATCATTTGCATTACTATCTGGTTGCGCTTTTATTTGGCCAGTTCCACACGATCCAGTAGCATTTGGAACATTAGTAGATGTTAAGATTGGTGTTGATAATCTTTCTTGCAAGAACAAAGAAAACTGGGATGTAGTTTTCTCTAATGTTACACGATTAGAGAAGTACACAGAATTAAGAGAAGACCCTCAGGCAAAGAACATCGCTCAGTTAAAAGTTGCGTTGGTAAAAGCCAGAGAATCTAAAAACGAAGTATTTTGTGACTCTGTTTTGAAGGTTCAAAGAACTAGAGTTGATGTTATTACTAACGCATGGAGAGGCAGATGACTTTAGAAGAATTAAATCAGGTAGCATCACAGGGTGGACCAGCATCAGCATTGGTTCAAGAACTTTTAGTTATTCATGAACAGTATCAAACACAGCAATTAACCAAAGAAGAATTCGATTTCTTGGTCCAACAGATCGCTGAAGTTCGTGCTGCTCAAGAACTTGCTAATGACGAGATCGCTTGGCGTTACGTAGTGGCTGCAGCACAGGGTATCTCAGCACTAATTTAAATCCTAAATAACAGTAGAATATATTAAATTGATGGATAAACATGAAAGACTACAAACAATTACTAAAACAACTGCCGTCTAAAACTCTGGTATGCGCCTTTGGAGAGTTCAACCCTCCTACAGTCGCCCACGAGTTATTAATTAAGACAGTCAAAGTACTGGCAGAGAAGAAAAACTCTGACCACGTAATCTTCACAGTCCCATCAAAAAACACTCTAATCCAAGAGGATAAGAAGGAACAATATTTAAAGTTAATGTTCCCAACAGCTAAATTTAGCTCATTCTCTGGATTCTCTGAAAAGTACAACAAAATTATAGTTGTCACTGGTCCAGAAAACTTCTCTGAATTAAAGAAGTTAAAAGAGTCTTACAATATCGAGATCGTTTCTATTACTGACACAACTACTGAATCTTCAACTAAGATGAAGCAGTTTGCAACTAAAGGTATTTACGAACAGTTTAAGAAAAACCTACCAAGCACTATTCGTGATATCGATGGTCGTCGTATGATGAATGAGATCCGTGCTAGTCTTGGATTAGAACCAGTCAAAGAACAGATCAACTTAGTTAAAGATCAACTCCGTGAACAATATTTTAAAGGCGAGATTTTTAATGAAGGTGATTTGGTAGAATCTAACGATGTTCAATATACTATCGTTAAACGTGGTTCCAATCATTTGTTATTAAAAGATTCAGAAGGATCATTAGTTTCAAAATGGATCCACGATGTTAAAATTTCTGAAGGTGTTATCCAACCAAATGGAACTGATCAAATTTTAGCTGCAACAAATAGCCAAGTAGACAAGGATCAAACAGTGGAAAAACCTAAAGGTAAAATCAAAGGGTTTATAACTTTCTATAATAATGACAAACAGAATGAAGAAGTAGAAAACATTCAAGAAGTTTCCTCAGATCTAGTCAAGAAAGCCAGAGATGCTGCTTTTGCAAAAGGTAAAGACGATCAAGGTCATCGCTTTGTCAAGAAAGCATATGAGAAGGGTCAGAAAGAATCTGACGCTATGGCTAAGAAACTGTCTGAAGATTCTGGTTTCTGTCCAGAGTGCAATCAAGACCCATGCGCATGTGGTGGAAACCATATTGAAGAAGCCAAGAAAGTTTGTAAACAATGTGGTAAATCTCCATGTGAGTGTGAGAGCCATGGTGTAGATAGAACTGCTATCAATCCAACATTTGATCCATTTTTCAAAGAAGAACATATTGATGAGATGATTGAATCTTTGACAGATGACGAAATTCTAGAAGAATACGAAGAAGATGAATTCATTATTATCGATGAAGAAACAGGTGAAGAACTACCTGCTGTTGATGGCGAAGAAAAGATTGATCTAATGGAAGTTCTTTCACGTCAAGAAAGATTGCGTCAGAAATTAAGATTACGTAAGACTGCAGCAAAACGTGCAAGATCAACTAAGATCTCTATGAAGAGATTCTCACCACCAGCAACAATTAACAAACGCGCACGTCGTTTAGCAATTAAACTGATGAAGAAGCGTATGTTGCGTGGGAGAGATCCTTCTAAAATTTCTGTTTCTGAAAAAGAACAGATTGAAAAGAGAATCGCTGGAAACAAATCAACAGTTAATCGTGTTGCTGCAAAATTAGTAACACGTATTAGAAAAGTAGAAAAAGCCAGAATGTCTGGTGGTAAAGCACAAAAAGGAGCAATGCCAAGTGTCTTTTAAATCTTTCAAAGAGTGGCTCGCTGAAGCAGAGTATCAGGGACGCGAAGTTCCACTAGGAAAACCTATGGCTGGAGATGTTAAGAAGTCTAAAGTTTATGTTAAAAACGAAAAAGGTAACGTAGTTAAGGTTAACTTCGGTGATAAGAATATGACTATTAAAAAGCATATTCCTGGACGACGTAAATCATTCCGTGCACGCCACAACTGCGAAAATCCTGGACCAAGAACCAAAGCACGTTATTGGTCTTGCAAGGCATGGTGATGTAAATGTCAAAGATACACATACTAAAAAATTCTGAAACAGAAGCAGTAGTTAAGATTTACACTACTGAGCAGCCAGATACTATTGATCTATCTCTAGAAACATGGCTTACAACTACAACACAAGTTTACGTTCCTGGAACTAACGATGCTCCAGAAACCGATGGACATTTCGCATCATATACTGGTTCTCGTGTTTACATTTCTGGTATTTGGTGGGGTCTTAAAGTAGGTAAACAATTAGACATTACTCGCATTATCGACCCAGTAACCCCAGTAGTGCACAGTCACTACTACCTAGTCAATGC